GCGACTTTATCGTCGGCTATGCAGACATCATCCCCCAACACAACGTAGGAGTCCTTGAACACATCCCACTTCTTATAAGTTCGCCAAAAGGCGATCCTTATCATGAAGTGATGAGACAATGCAAACATTGCAAAAGACGCTTGTGCGCCTAAGGGTTGCCCCTTTGTCCATGTGACATGGGAAAGCTCCCAGTCTATAGGATGACGAATTATAGCCCCTGGTCGCAAGACTAGGGATTCGTAAAGTCCAAGGAAAGTATTCCAGGTTCGTTTCCCTCCACGACCTGCCATACTGCGTAAAGCAAGTTTGGTTAGTTCGAAAGGGAATGCGTCAGTCGCTGATGATAGATCGATCGAATGAACGATACGACCTTCACTCAACCAACGCCGAACAATTTCTACACCCTTGTCTTGGTTAAATGTGCAATCCTCATGGATAGTCCGAAGTGAATCGTACATACTTTTTGAGTAATGTCGGAACATTTCATTCTGCCATGGAGGTGCAGCATAGAACCACCTGACCTTTCCGTCACTTTGGATACGATGGTCCACATAGCCAAAAGGCCAGTGTGTGCCATGACTCGTATCCGGGTCTATACGGTACCTGATCAACCAATCAGGTAACCACCAACCGTTTGAGTCAGCATATTCCATGGCCTCGAGGCCACGGTGCATCTCCTCAGAACGGAAGGTGATAGGTTGTATAGGGTGACAGTACTTACTGAGTCTACATTCAGGAAGTACATGATAGAAAGTCTTGTCGACCTCCTTAGCAACTCTTGCTGCTCTGAAGGCGCCAGGGACCACCTCACCGTTAGGACCCCTTAAAGGGACCAATTCACGGACGAAGATGGTACGCTTTCTATCCGGCCCATACAAAACATTTCTTAGGTGTTCATCGTCCGAAAGGACGTTATCCACACGCTGTACAGCGTCGTGGAAGGTTTGAACATCGGTCAAGGTTAAAACCCTGGCCTCACCTAGAAAGAGGGTCCAAGACCTAATTACTTGTATGAGCTGGAGGAATTGGTCGGCCGAACCAAATTTGGTGACCTTCTCTGGATAAACCAGAATAGAAGGCTTCCACCAAGATGGTCGGGGTTGTTTGTCATCGGAACGGAGATGGATAAGATAGAGCGTTAGCTCTTTCATCCTATTCAGCGTCCATTCTGAGCCATTAGCGAATAACCACTTATGACCCAGTCCCCACCACAGGGACCGGTAACGAGACGATACCAAAGGGAATGCTTGAAGGATTCTATCGGACTTACGCCCGAAAGTGATACTCATGTTTGACATGATGTCTCCTTTTCGAGTGTGGAACGAAAGCTCCATCAGACACCCTACTACGTGGGGTTATAGACGAATTGTGGTCTTACACAATATTCT